GCAAGGTTCCAAGCAAAACTTAGAATATTCAACGAGTCAATATCCATAAGTGAATTTGATGGTACGGTAAGAACAATGTTCCGTGTAATTGATGAAACATTACAAATTACAAAAACAATTAGCAGACTAAAAGGCATGTTCAGATACTCCAATGACACTATTCAGTCATCTGAATCAGAGAATCACAATATGGATATGTTCAGGGTTAATGATGAGTCACTTTCATTAAGTGAAAGTAAGAATAGATTGATGAATATGGTGAGATACATCAACGAGTCATTATCAATATCAGAATCATTCAACAGGTTGATGAATATGAGTAGGTATGTAAATGAATCAATATCACTATCAGAAATAACATATAAGAAACTTGTTATTATTAAACGTGTATTAGAGTCACTATCAATAACAGAGTTTGATGGGCAGTTCAGAAATCTTTACAAATATATTAATGAAAGTATACACATATCAGAGGCTAAAAACAGACTTAGTAACATGTATAGATATATCAATGAGACTGAAAACATAATAGAAACAACTGCAAAGGAAGTATTGGAAGGACTTATCAGACATACAGGCACTATAGCAAAACTATATGCAAGAAGTAAGATAGTGAAACTATTTAAACGAGCAAAGTCAGTTAAAGGTGTATAATCATGAGGTGTGTAAATTGAGTATGAATTTAACAGGAAGGGCAATAGAATACCGTATAAAAGTAGGTGCAAGGGCAACATTACAACTTACAATTAACGACAGTGGTGGAAATGCAAAAGACCTTTCAAATGACGTAACATATGCAACAGGTGTGTGGAAGGTATGGAAACCAGACGGAACTTTAATCATTAATGGTGCAATAGTATTTACGACTAGAGCAAGTGGGTTAATATCATATACTCTCACTGCAACTGACACAGTACTAGCAAACTCTGGAGTATGGGAAGGGGAAGTAGAACTTAAAGATACAAACGGTGATATTGTAGAACAGACAAAAACATATAATTTTATTATTGAGGAAAGCTACTAATGACTCATATAAATATACTAGTAGGTGGAAAATGTGTTAAATGTGGTCATCCACAGCAAACACATGAAGATAACCAAGGATGTACTTATCCAATCAATGGAGAACCATGTGGTTGTGATTCCATTGGTTCATACTAGATAGACTTTTATATTATGATACTTTAACCAATATATGATAAAGTTAGATGATATAAATAACGATATTTATTTCAAATTTAGAAGATCACAGGTTGATGCCATGACTACTGAAAGACTTGGTACTATACATGTTTCAGATATTATTAAACCTTGCATGAGAAACGTCATATACAAAAAGATTAGTAAAGACCAAGGATTTAGTACTGAGGATATGAAATCTTTGTATTTTGGTCAAATAGTTCACTCTAATTCAATGATAGCAAAACCAGAACACCATGAGATGTTCTTAGCATATGATTATGTAAGGGATGAAGCCATATCCTATGAGGATGCCAAAAAAATACCAGATGATGACCCAAAACACCTTGATATTATATACGGCAGTATAGATGACTTGGTAAAAGTGGGGGACAGGTGGGTTATATGTGACAAAAAAACCACTGGTAGTATAGATTATTTCTCTAAAGCCACCAGTAAAGTCAGTGAATCCCACAAAGATCAAATTAACATATACAGAGTATTATTAAAAAAATGCTATGATATAGATGCCACCCACGGATGTGTAGTGTACATTTCTAATAGAATTGAAAAGGACAAAAGGGATAAGCCTGTAACAATATCATTTAAACTGCAAGATATGGAAACAACTTTACTAGACATGGTAGAAAAATCCAGAATAATCAAAGCATCCTTAACAGAGAAAACTCTTCCCGAAAGAACGAGGTGTTTTCTATGTGACGGTATGTGTCCATATGCATCAACGTGCTTCACAGATGAGAGAAAACAGTATGCCTAAAAAAATAATTACTGACTGGGAGTTGAGAAATGAAAATATATAAGAACATGTTCAGTTGTTGGAACGAAAATGAGTATAATAATGAGTTAATAATCACACACACTCCCAAAACAAAATCAGTTGAATTAGCAGACTATATATTACAGTGTCAAGTAAAGGCAGATGAATATGACATGTTAATGAAAATCGTAAGTGATTTGACGGCAAGACTAAAAAAATGTGAGGAAAACTCTGAGGAAGATTGGGAAGAATATCGAAAAATGGTAGAGTGGGATTAAATCATGGATTGTCACGAATATTTTAACACAAAAACAACTTGTAACAGTTGTGGTTCTAGAATCAAAGAGGAAAATCAAATAGTTTGCGATTATTGTCATGAGAATGAAGATCACTCTCTAATAGGAGATAAAGTATGACCACGGTAAGTGAATATTATAAGTTAGAACAGGAAAATAAAAGACTCAGATTAAAACTAAAGAATTATGAGGAAAACTCTGAGGATTGGGAAAGAATAGCCAATATACCAGAGTGGGATGTAGAAGAATCAGAAAGAGAGGGCAGAGAAGATGAGCGTTAAACACATGTCACCTGAATGTTATAGACATGATCATGTAGACTGTCCATTAAATGTAAATATATTAAAATGTGAATGTATTTGTCATAAAGTTGTTGGTGAGTAGTTGGTAAAGTGTTCTAATTTTGTATGTCTAAACGAGGTTAAAGGAGGACATAAATATACAGAGGCATTTTGTAAATCATGTAGATTAAGCTCGTCACCTTTTGTATATGAATGTAATATATGTAAGACAGCATTCACAAATAATAGAAAATCAGGTCAAATACCATTATCATGCAGTTATGAGTGCAAAAGAATATGGAGAAGTGTTCTGAACAAAGCAAAGTGGATAAAAACACACCCAGTAAAGAGAAAGAAGTGCCCTTCGTGTGAAAAGACATTTTCAAGGAACACAAAATACTGTTCGTATAATTGCCATGGTTTTAATCGACAGCATATAAAAAGGGTGAGTAAATGTTTTAAAAAAAAGATACCAGCGATGACTGTTTATTTAAAATGAAAATATTCTTTAATTCAAACAACAAGGCAACATTAGAATCACTGCAACAGTGTGGGGTTAAGAATGTCCTAGTATCACATAAATATTCTCATAACCTAAAGAACTTCTCTGATTGTTTTGATAATATATTCCTTATAGCAGGAGTAAATGGTGAACCAGATAAATATCATAGATTTTTAAAGGATAATAGGAATCTCTACACCAACTCTGCACAATTCTTTGTTAATAACAACATGTCAGAAACCATTAATTTTTTAAAAAAAGAGAGGGATATGGATCTAGATACAATACCTGTGTTACAGCAGGATTTTAACAAACATCTTAGTCAACTGAATTTACCTGTAGGCTCAGACGTATGTGTCGGAAAAATGAGTGGTAGATTAGACATGGAAGAATCTATTAGAAGATTACCAATGAACATGAAATACCATGGACTGGGTAAAGGAAAATACATTAACAAGCAGACATTTAACAGTATTGATACCAGTCTGTGGATATCAGCAGCACTTGCTAAGAAATTTGATATTTGGACAGGTAATTCAACTATTAATATTAAAATAAACAACAATACAACAGATCCAATATTGAAATATTACTGTGAAAAATACAAGGATAATATGGAGATGATAGGTATTAATTACCAAGGGGTGTTAGATAATCATTACTATACTATGTTAAAACTTCCAATAGCACTTTATTATATACCTTTGTGTAAATCACAAGGTTCATACACAAGTAACTTTATAAAGTAGTAAAAATAAACTGTTATATATTGGGAGATTTATTTAAAATCAAGCCTATAGGAGGTAAAAATATAGTGGTAGAGGATAAAAGGAAGACGGTATCACCTTTTAATAGTGCTAAACATTTCAAAGATGCTAACATTCCTGCATATTGTGATCAATGTATGTATCGTTCAATAGATTCTGGAGGCAATGGTAGGTGTCCAAAATATGAATTGGGTGCAATCTGTGCAATTAGAGAGGATTTTATCAAGGTTATTAATCAAATAGACACTAGAAATCCAGAGGATGTTAAGGCTATGTTGGATATGATAGCCAAACTATCATTTGAAAATGTTTTAATGGCATTAACTCAGGCTAAAATGGACGGCAACATACCAGACAGAAACACAAAATCTGAAATAAACACCTTTCTAAACATTGTAAAATCACTTACTGATCTATCTACAAAAATAATGATAACCGAAACAACATCATTGGATGATAAGACTGGTGATATTACATCAATATTTAAACAGATAAAGGCTCAGAAGAGTGATGGGTAGACCTACTACTGAGGAACTTAAAGAAAGACAAAACTTCATGCAAGTGATAGCAGAATGTGCAGATTCTCCAAGTAAATTTAGTGAGGTATTTCTTGGTCATAAACTATTTCCATACAATAAGAAATATGTAGACTGTAAAGATAGATTTATAATATACAGGTCTGGAAGACAGGTGGGAAAAACCATGTCTACGGCAGTAAAGGCTATACATTTTGCCTTCTTTGCACCGTTAATGTTAGACACCATTAATAGAGAATGTACCATAGTAATTGCAGCTCCTACTCAGAATCAATCTGGTATAATGTTTGATAGAATTAGAAGTCTAATAATGGGAAATGATTTCCTTAGAGGATACGTTGTAAGAAATACACAGACTGAAATGACTGTGGCTTTCCTAGACAACTCAGGTGTTTCAAAAATTGTAACAAGAGCAACTGGTGAAAAAGGTACAGGTCTCAGGGGTTATTCACCTCATTGTATAATAGCAGACGAATGCAGTTTCATTAAAACAGATATACTTAGAGCATTCTTACCCTCTGGTATGGCTACACACGCTAGAGTTTGGTTAACATCTACACCTTTCAGTAAATCAGGGTATTTTTACGAGGCAAGTATGAACAGTAAACCTAGAAACCCAGACGGGTTATGGACTGAATTCCATGTAAAGTCAACAGAAAACCCATTAATTCAAGAAGATCCCACATTTCTAGCAGAGATGAAAAAACTTACCAAGGAGGAATATGTGCAAGAGGTAGAGGGAGAATTCCTAGACATAGGCGATCAACTTATACCATACTCATTATTAATGGAGTCAGTTAGAGACAGACAGCCAAGTGGAAGGGTTAAACATTATCTTGGTGTTGATGTTGCCAGAAGTGGAAGGGATGAAACAGTATTTACAGTAGTATCAATAGATGAAAATGATGAGGTGTTTGTAGAGGATGTGTTTGCAGAGACTCAATCAAACGTTGTAGATGTGTGTGGTAGAATAGGTGATATGGTAAGAGATTATAGAATAGAGACAGTGTACATAGATGAGACTGGGTTAGGTGGGGGTCTTATAGACCTTGCAAGAGAACAAAATATACCAGCCAGAGGAGTAGTGTTTTCATTGCAAGAAAAAGGTTCTATGTACAAAAACCTTAGACTGTTGTTTGAAAACCACAAAATAACACTTAAAAACACTGATAAAATGATATATCAATTGTCATATTTGAAGAGATCATATACTGAAAACGGTCAAATGAAAATTAAATCGGATGAACATGATGATTACCCAGATAGTTTAGTGTTAGCATGCAGAGCACTTGCAGGAGGGGATAATTGGTATGTTTTGGATGTAGGAAAGAATTTAAGAGAGGCTTTATTTGGCTAAAATTTATATATAATATATAATAATAACAGAATATGAATACCATACCTATTGAACAAGGTAGAATAATTGCAGAAAGACTACTTGAAGAAGCATTATTACGTTTAGAGATATCACATGAAAGAATTATTGAAGTGTGCACTGTTGTCGGTCTGATTTTATATTGTGGCTAAATATAGGTTAAAGTTTATATATTATCATATCATTACTATAATTATGACTACTGAACCAGAGCCTTTAGAAGAAGTATCTGATGGTGAATTAGAAGAAATAAAGAAGAAACCAGAGTTTAAAGAGGCTGGAAATCAAGATGAATTATGGAAAACATTTTTAGAAAGACGTAAAATGGGTGATCCAAGGATGGCAAACGAACATGAGACTGGTAAAGAGGAAGATTGGGGTAAACCTGTAATCAGTGAAACTTATATAGGAAGTAAGGGAAAAAAGGATGAAGGCAATGAATAAAATTACCAATACAAGAGTGGGTGACGATATACATTTCTATGTAAACGGTGTAGAGTCTAGAGGACTAGTAGTAAAAATGAATAATGCTTACATTACAGTTTTTAAAGAGGATGGAGACCTTGAAGATATTCACATAAATGAAACATTTTTTGTGAAGGATATAATTTTAAATAAAACGTGGGATCATATGGACGATAATGAAAGATATGATGCACTTATAAAAGCACATGCACCAAGTCCAAGATATATCACTAAACAATGGGATCAGATACCAGTAGATTTACAAAATCTTTTGACTAAAAACAATTCTTCCAACGTCTCAGAAAAAGATGGCAAGGATGATGACATGAATACAACTGTTAGAATATTTGATAAGAAATTTTGTTCTAATTGTGGAGTAAGCGATGAAAAGGTTGCTGAAGATCAAATGATATCAATGGGTGGTGGTTGTCCAAATTGTGGTCATGGTTCAGCTTACAATACCGATAAGCCTAAAAATACACAGGAAAACAAAGCTTCAAGTGGTGATACTAATACATTAGAAGAAAGTGATGATGATCAAGCAACAGCAAACGCAATGGTAACTGGTGGTAAAACAAGAAGCGGTGGATTTAAACTTAACACTCCTATAGGAACAGAAGGAATGACTGAACATGGTGGATTTGGGCATACTCAAATGACAAGACAACATGGTATTAGAGAAAGACCCCTTTCTACAGAAGAACGACCAAAAGAATCAAAAGGTACAGAACTAACAGAATCAGAGACAGCAGCCAACACTAAACGTCTTGCAGGAAGTAATGTCAAATTATTCAGTGGATATGATGATAAAGGTGAAAAGATAGATAAGGCATGGGTATCATGGTTAGCAGACAGGATAGATTTCTTAAATAAAGTTCATGGTTTACATGATCAGAAAGATCAAAAAAGTGATTTTCAATGGCATAAGGCTGACTCATCAAATTTACTAAGAACAGATCAAGCAGAAAGAACATCTGAAGGTAAAGTATCTGGTGTAAGTGATCATAACCAAAAATACACTGGAGAGAGTGGTGGCGTATTCGGAAAAAGAGAAAGTGAAGCCCACGGGCAAGAAAGAGTAGGAAGAGCAGATACCATTGCAAATGCTGATGGAAGAAGAGCACCTAAAGGTGGAAAATCACCAAGCGATTTAGAAAAAGCAATAGAAAAATTAAACCAAATGAAATCAAATGTTGAAAATGCAACCCATGGTGCAGTAGCAGGAACACCAAACGCAGGAGTTAACACTAACACTAATTTTGATGCACCTAAAGATTATGAAGGTGCTTCACATTCAGGAATCAGACCAGAACAATTCAAGCATGAGAATAAAAAACCATCAATTAAGAAGGAAAAACTTGCTTTAGGAGACACAAAACCATCAGATACACATGGTGGAAGTAATAAATATGACACTAAACAGCAAGGGAAAAATATAAAAGGACGTATCGTTGACCAAAGTAGGGATAGAAAGACATGACAGTAGGCAAACCAGAATTTAACTTGAACTCTTTTGGTATTACATATGTTAAGAAAGCTAGACAAGAAGGTTCCCACCGAGGGGGAGATCCTGATATAACAGCAAAACCAACAGATAGTATAAGTGATGTAGATATAGCAACATCTGGATTTGGTGACAGACAAAGTGATTCAAAAGGTGATACTAAAAGAATTGAGGGAGCAACTCAAGGTGGTAAAGATTCAAAAGGTGATTACACACAAGCTATGACTTCATCAGGTAAACTTGGTGTAAAGACTGGTAAAAAAGTAGGTACTGAGGTTTCACATCGATCTGGAATAGAAGATCCATATGTAGGTCAAGAAAGAGATGCTTCTGGCAATAAAAACATATATAAATTACCAGAAAGTCAAACCTTGCCAAAAAATGCAGCAATGCAATTAGCAATAATTAAATGTAAATTACTTAAAGTAAAAGCATCAAGTGGTGATATTAATTATAAACGACCATCAGCAGAAGAACAGAGGGGTGAGCAAAGAGGTACAGCACAAACAGAATCAGAGACAGCAGCCAACACTAAACGTATTGCAGGAAGTCCAGTTATTTCTGATATTTCTCTACCTAATGTTAAATTATTCAGAGGAAATGATGATATGGGTGAAAAAATAGATAAGGCATCATGGACTGGTAGTGGGAGTCCTTATCCAAAACCAGCCGAACCTGAAATAAAGGAAAAGGGTACTGGTGACAAAATTCCTTATGAGAAACTAGGTGATTTACCACAAGGTAAAGATGACAGGAAGGTGGAATCATCAACTATCGTGGATGAGAAAGGCAAAGAAAGAAAATACCCAAGTCCAGCAGACAGGTACAAAGCAGAAGTGAGAAAAATGGCAGTAGATGCTATTGATGAAGCTATGAAAAACATTGAAACATTTCAAGATGCAAAAGAAAAAGCATTACAAGAAGAATTAATCAAAGACGCAGCAGCCAACACGTCAGACAACGGTTCAGTAAACTTTGTATATTCTGACGTTAAAGAAAAACAAGTAAAGAAGGAATAGAAACCTTTAAATATTATAACACTAGCAAAACATCATTGAGAAAGGATGATACTCACTACTGTATAGAATGTAATACTACATTACCGTGGCGTTACAAGGGAAGACAGAGAATATACTGTAGTCCAACATGTAGGAAGTTATATACTGAAAAAATTAAGAATAAATAGTAGTAGTTGTTATTCAAACTGTGATTAAACTCTATGTAGACGGAGGTACTAGAAACAATAGTATCTGTCTGGTAGACGGGTTTAAAACTATAATAAAGATTCGTAATGGAAAGACAGGAAAACCTACAAATAACGAACTTGAATACTTTGCATTATTATATGCTTTAACGTATATTAGTAATAAATATAGTAAAAGAAATGTAAAAATACTTAGTGATTCTATGCTTGTAGTAAAACAAATTAACAAGGTCTGGAGAATAACCACACCTACACTTACCCCTATATGGGAGAAATGTATGAAATTAATGACTGATAAAATAAAGGTAGGATGGGTTAGTAGAGAATTTAACAGAGCTGGGTGGGTTCTGGAGAAATAACTCTGCTTGGGTATGTTGGTTTAATTTCACTAGACTGGTGCTGTTTACTAAAGAATAACAGTATATTGTGAAATAGTACTGCATCAGATTCATACAAATCACCAGTTTTGGTTTTTTTAACAAACTGTGCAAACTGTCTAAATTTCTCTTTATCTTCCCATGTTATAGATATTGTAGTGTGAGAGTTACCTATTTTTCTTCTAGCCAAGATATGTAAGTTATATATTCCTATTATATAAGCTTTTACTTAAAGTTTTTATACTATATAAGTAAAAAAATAATATGAAGGTAATAACACTATGTGTGTTAGTTTTTAGCATGTTATTACTAGTTGTGCTTGGTTCTGTTGTTGAAACTACACACGCAGAACTACCCAGAACCCTTGACGAATTAAAAACATTAAAAGTTAGACAAACCACAAACCCAAATGTGTGTATATTTGAGGTAAATCCATCCATCTCAAATAACTGGTACGGTATAAAAAATGCAACACTTGTTGCCATATATTCGTGGCAAGAGAAATTATTTGAAAAATACATTATGGGGGATTGGATTATTAGACACACAATAATACCTTGGGAAGAACACGAAAATAAATATGCATATGATTACCCACAATGTAATGTGATGATAAACTATGAGGGTAAAAACAGTGTTAATAGTAAAGCATTGGGAACAACATCAATTAATTTTAACAAATCAACCCACAAGTTCATGTTTATTAATGTTTATTTAATACAACCAAAACAAATAATAGATCTACGTATTAGTAATGTAACTGACAATAAACTCATAATTACCACAAAGGTAACAGATACTGAAATCAGTTTGAATACTATAAGAAACGTGGTTTTACATGAATTTGGTCATTCGATAGGTCTTCATCACTACAATATAACAACACCTCTTAGTGTTTCAGAGAAAAGTGTGGATAGATCTGTAATGATACCAAGTATTAATCCGTTTAATGAAAATCAAGTACTTAGTATTACAAACCCTGACATGGAAGTTGTAGGAAAACTCTATGGTAGCGATGGCTGGGGTGGAATCACACCACCATATAACATAGACAGATGCTCTATTTTTAATCTTATGATTGTAAAGTGTTATTAGTTTTCCTAAAAATTATACACATGTAAGCATTTCTGCTCATAAATTCACTAGGTTTGCCATTGTATAGAAATCTAATTCTGCCCTTTATTGCATGATATTCAGCATTATCTTCAATATATTTGTGCCAGTATTTACTACTACATGTGTTTGCTGGTATTATCATTATTATGTTAATGTTATTTTCTCTCCATTCTTCATACGCTTTCTTTACAAAGTCACCAGTCATACTATGAGGAGGGTTACACCAAACATCATCATTCCAACTAGCTGTCAATCCATCAGAAACAACATTGAAAAAATCACTACATTTCTTGTTATCAACATTAGCACAAACATCAATCATTGGTACTATCTCATATTTTTTACAGATATCACTAAACAGTTTATGAGGTGTTTCATATTCATCACTTAGCGACAAACTACTCCTTGATTTTTTATGTAATTCCACTAGATACTCTTATATGGTAGTAATTTATAAGAGTTGTTATGGGAACTAAGATAAGTGCAAAGTTTGACGGTTCATGTAAAATTTGTGGGGATGGTTGGAAAGTTGGTAATGAAATATTTTATCAAAAAACACCAAAGGCAATATGTATAGATAAGGACTGTTTCTTTCAACAAGGAGGAACTGTAAATAGTTTTCAACAGAAACCATTTGGTAATCCTTCAAACATAATTATTACACAATTACCAGAAGTTAACGTTTCTGAGGATACTATAAAGATCGGTACATTGTGGAAACAATACTTTAAAGAGGCACACGAATTGACTAAAAATGTTTATCCTAAAGAGGATGTAAATAGTGATAGGTTTGGAATGATCAGACAGACAGTGTTGAATCAACTTGTACACCTTGCTGGTGTAGTAGTTGCAAAACAAAATAGTTTGAACTAGTACTAGTAACCCTTATATTCTAGTAAAATAATAAACAAATATGAATGTTTCAGAAGTACTGGATATTTCCAGTTCACAAGGAGGCAACTCAACTCCGCTAGAAGTAGGGGAGAAAATAGTCATTCAGGGATTCAAGGTTAAACACGTTGAACAACTAGGTGCTGATGTAGCAGAGATTCAAACTACAGAGGGATTAAGACACTCATTCGGAAAAACAGTGGTAGGACAAGCAAAGTCAGACTATTGGAAGGATGTAGTTGAAAAATGTGTTAAAAAGGATGCCTCTGACGGACTCGACTGTTACGTTGTGGAACGTATCTCGGACAAGACTGATAGACCAATGATCTGTTTGTCAATGTTTCCAAGAGCACAAAAGAAGCAACAATAACCTCTTTTTTTTATTATCATGAAACAAAAATGTCCAAGATGTGAATTTGAAATGAAGAATATTACAGCATGTCACATGATATGTATTAATTGTGGTGCTCATTTAGACTGTTCGGATAAAGGTAGTTTCTGGTAATGAAGTGGGAAAAGTTACCAAACGGTAAATGGAAACCTTTAAAGGAGTTTAAAAAACCTGTTAACGGTAAATATGATTATGATGATCCAATTTACAAGAAAAGAATGAAGGAAAGGATGAATAAAATTAAACTGTTTTGTCACACATGTGGCACATATACATTATTAAATCCATGTGTACATCATTTACCTGATGGTTACAAAAATGAAGTGAGAAGAAAGGCTTATAAAAAAGCGATAAAGGAGTCTAAATCTGTGACAGAGAAAAAACCCAATAAAGAATTAACTAGTAACTCTTAAATACGTGAAAGTTGTACGATAACCATGGTGTTTGCAAAGAAATGGAGTATAGAACTTGAGAAAAAAGACGACATTATTCACTTAGAACCATTAAGTGATCTTCATATTGGACATGTAGGTTTTGATGAGGATCTTTATAAAAAACGAATCAGAGCCATCTCAAAAAATCATAACAGGTATACAATATTCTTAGGTGATCAGTTGGATGCTATAACTACATTTGATAAAAGATTTAATCCCGACATATCAACAGAACATGATATTGATAATCAACGTAAGACTTGGCAAACATTATCACAGCCATTAATAGATGTACATAAAGAGTCTAACAATAAGAAAATATGTGGGCTGTTACACGGTAATCACGAATATAATATTAGAGAGATAACAAGATCATATATAGAAAATCAATTCTGTGAACCAAATGGAATTGACTTTCTTGGTAGTAGGGCAATTATAGGGTTAGAGATAACCTATAAAAAGAAAATACTAGGTCAATGGACTATACTGGCAATACACGGTTCAGGTGGTGGTAAGCCAGAAAGGATGTTTGATCAGATGAAAAAGAACGTGTATGCAGATATATTCCTCTGTGGACATTTACACCAAAAACGTTATACCCCAGAAATAGTCAACGATTTTGACTTTGACACAGGCAAGCGTTGGGAAAGAGAGATACATTTGGTAAACGCTGGCACTTTTTGTCACACAGTAGTAGACGATACCGATGGGTATATGGACAGGAAGAATGAGATTGTTTATGGTCAAATAGGTACTACAACTTTGTCGATAGATGCATTTAACGGAAAGGTGGTTGGACATATCTAGGATAATACGAAATGGTAAACGCACACTGGATACCCAGATTCCTTCACCAATGCGTATATCAAATAAAAGTAACCGTGACAAGGTTTTAGATGTTATGAGAGATTCTAAATGTCCGTTAACTTTTACGGAAATTTTATATGCAACTGAGATGAGAAGTAGTGGGGGACTTGCTAATGTTTTAAGGATGTTAATAATTGATAAAATTGTAGGAAAGCATTCACGTTTATATGACCTCTTATAACTAGTAATTCTTAAATAGTCTAATATTGTAATAGTCTACATGTTCATTGAAATTACTTGGAAAAACAAAAAAGGTGACACTTTAAAATCATATATAGAGTCAACAAAAGTTCAAGGTTTTATTAACTCATTTGTTGAACTAGACGTAAAGCCAGAATTAACAATGCCAGATAATGTGACTTTAGAGACATCTACACCATTACAAACGTAATAATACTAGTAAATGTTATATACTAGTATTACATATGATATATGTCTATCAGGGATTACCTTAGACGGTAGCCCTCTTAAGGCAATAACCAAAAAAGACGAAAGGAGGATGGATCGGTTAGTCCATAACTGCCTCTGAGTAGGTAAAACACATTAGGGTGAAAGGTGTAGAGGCACTATCACCCAATTTTTTTTAACCAAGTTATCTTTTTATAATGTTACTAAAAAAACTTTTGAGTTAAAATAAAAGTTAACTAAGTGTATAACTAACCTTCCCTTTAAAATGTTAACTAACAATGTTAACTAACTATTTTTTTAACGTGTTAGTTATTAACTTAACTAACTATTATTTCTAAGAACATCACTTATTACTATTGTAATACATAACTAGTAACTCTTAAATACAATATAAAGAATAAACATTCATGCAGTTCAAAAGAAACACAGTAACACTGTCAGTAGGATATCACGCAGCTCCTATTTTTGAATCACTAGACAGGATAAAACCAGATAATATGAGTTTTAGTTTGTTCCTAGCAGTGGTAGCTGATGATTATGTCAAAAGCAAAAAAAAGACAGCCAGAATAACGGATTTTGATCATGAGGATGTTATTGCAGAACTGCCCCTATTTTATGCAAGTATATTAAAATGGGAAAAACACATAATCAATCTAAACACAGAGGACTTTAAGAAATTACAGAAGAGGTTTTCTCAACTAGGAAGCCTTATCAGCAAGGAGGTAGAGAAAAGGTTATGAGTATGACTGATTCTGCTGTTCAAGACAAGATTTATACCATTTTAAATTACAGGGAATGGGTTGATAAACTGTCAAGTGTCAGACCAAACGACACAATTACTGTTGACATATCAGATGAAAAGTTTGTTGACCTTTACATTTCAAGACAAGGGGACTTTATAAAGCTATTTAGAAATGCAGTAATGATAATTCTGGCACAAAAACACTTAGGAATTAACGTTGAAACAACATTCAGCTCATTGAAAATCAAACTTGTCTCTGATGATGAGATTCACATGAGGGACATTAACTCTAAAAAAGAGGGTGAAACCATATGCTTCGTAGCAACTGTAATAGCAACTGATGCTCCTAAAACATATATAAAGTCTGCAAATGTAGAATGTCCTAGATGTTTTACTACAGAAAGAGTAACATGTTCATTTGATAGGACACTCCCAACACTATTATGTATGAATGCTGGGTGTGGCAGATCTAAAATGGATGTAATAAAAAGAGGAGTAGAGACAGATGATATACAAACAATATTACTACAACAACCACTAGAATCTGCTGATAATAATTCACCAATACTATTCTATGGTAAATTAATAGGTGATAATGTCGGTAATTCTTTCATAGGTCAAAGAAAGAAAATAATAGGTATATTTAGATCAGTAATTAAACCAAAGGATGAAGAACATGAGGTTATAATCGATATAGTATCAATCAATGATTTGGATGACACTAGAGATATATTACCTTCCCCAGATGAAAAGATACTACTATTAAAAGAATCAAAAGAACCAGAATTCATAGAAAAGTTAATTCATAGTTATGCACCAGACATTTATGGATATGACGATATAAAACTATCATGTCTGTTACAGTTAGTAGGTGGGGTTAAAACTAAAAAGAGAGGTGATATTAACATCTTACTAGTAGGTGACCCAAGTATGGCAAAGTCAGAACTGTTAAAATATGGCAAAAGTATAACCCGAAAATCAATATACACCAGTGGTAGGGGATCTACAAGTGCTGGTTTAACCATAGGTATGGTCAAATTATCAGATGGTAGAATGGTGGCACAAGCTGGTGTATTACCGTTATGTTCAGGTGGGTATGCATTCATAGACGAGTTTGACAAAATGAATAAGGATGACAGATCTTCAATGCATGAAGCTATGGAGCAACAAACAGTATCAATAGCCAAAGCTGGTATATCATTAACATTAGAAGCCAAAACTAGCATCATGGCAGCAGCCAATCCAAAATTTGGTACTTATGATAATGATTTATCCTTAATGGATAACATAAACATACCAAGTCCGCTATTATCAAGGTTTGATCTAATATGGCTCATAAGAGATACTGTAAACGTTACAGAAGATACGTTAAAAGCTAATCACATACTGGATGGGTTTGATGAAACTGAGGAAAAAAAAGACTGTAGATTTTCTACTAGGGAATTATCAGCATTCATTAACGAGTCAAAAAAATGTACCCCAAAAATAACTAAAGAAGTAAGGGATGAAATAGTAAAGATATATGAAAAACTAAGACAAACATCAGATAACGAGCTTAATGTAGGTATTAGACAACTTGAGGCATTAATCAGATTGTCAATGGCTCATGCAAAGCTAAGATTCAAAGAACATGTTGGATTAGAGGATATAAAAGCAGTAAAAAACCTACTAATAAATATGTTCGATAAATTTGGTATAGATTTAGTAAAGGCAAATACAGCACAATCTACATTAATAGGAAGCACTGGCAAAATGTCAAAACAACAATTATATATACATGTTTGGGAACAATGTAAAAATAAAAACGGATGTGTTAAAACAACCGACTTCTTTAAAAGACTTGCAGATGAAGGAATAGATGATATGACTAGACAAAAGTTATTTGGGGAATGGGAAAAAACAAATCAAATAAAGGCGATGGCAGATGGTACGTGGAAAAGAACATAAGAGTAATATAGTAGATGACATAGATAATAATATGTCTGAAACTGTAGAAGAAATACAAGAACCTATAATTGACTTGTCTGTAACTCAACTTGACGGGGTCGGCTCTGCAACCGAGAAAAAATTAACTACGTTTGGTGTATCATCCCTGATAGATATCTGCATAAGGGGAGGCAGAGAAATATCAGAAATAACTGGGGTCACAAAATCAAAGGCAGATAGTTGGGTATTCAACAGTCAGAAAATATTAGAAGATAATAACATGATAAGAAAATCTGATTTAGATGTTATTGACCTAATGGAATATCAAGACAATCTAAAAACAATATCAACAACATGTAATGCCATAGACGGATTGTTTGGAGGTGGGGTCAAACCCGAATGTATATATGAAGTTTATGGTGAGTTTGGTTCAGGTAAAACACAATTTTGTAACACATTGATAGTTGAAGCTATTAACAAAGGTGACAATATTGTATGGATAGACTGCGAGGATACATTTAGACCTAGAAGAATAATTGAAATATTGAAAGTAAAAGGATATGCAGAAACAAAGGAAGAGTTAGAGACTGCACTTAAACGTATAACCTATTTCTATACACCAAACACTGAACAATTATTAGGTACTATAAATGCATTATCAAAAACAATGGAGAAGAAAAGACCATCACTTGTTATCCTTGATGGATCTATAGGTCAATTCAGGGAAGAATACCTAGGTAGGGGGACTCTTGCAGACAGACAAAATCAAATAGCCAGACTAATGACACATATTAAAAACATATCATATTATTTTAGATGTACCGTGGTGTTTACAAACCAAGTACAAACAGATCCGTCTGTAATGTTTGGAGACCCAGTTAAACCAATAGGTGGTAATGTTGTGGGTCACGCATCAACGTATAGGATATATTTCAAAAAATCAGGCAAGAAGAGAATTGCTAGAATGGTAGACTCTCCAGAACACCCAATGGCAGATGCAGAGTTTAGACTTACTGCCAAAGGTGTAGAGGATATAGAGGAATAATAAGATTTAAATGACACCATTACATATTACACTCATGTGGCTAGACTATGAATATAGGGGTTTATTTCACAAAACGTCCTGCCCTAAAACATACAAAGGTTGTTATTCTTTGCCTGCATTGATGCCACATGGTTTTACTCTCTAGGGGTTGATACATAATCAATCCGAGAGAACGTATGAGGTTTTCTAACAGGAAAGCAGTATTATGGATGTTAAAGAACGGTTATGATGAAATATGGTTAAAGGCACATGGTAGACGACAAGATTTAATATATAACAGGGGTGATTGGTACAGAGCATTAGATTTATGGAACCTTTTTGATGGTATCTGTTTCGACAAACTAGGTAATATAATATTAATACAAATAAAAACTAACGCATGGGCAGCAGAGAAACCCTTCATAGAATTCTTAGCAGACAAGAAAAATTTAAGGATACTTTCAATCAATGTACGAGGAAAGTTTAAAACGTGGGAAGTTCTAACTAGAAACTATGACTGAAATAATTGGAAATGGTGAAGTTACCGCTTTATCAATACTAAAAGATATGTATGGTAATGTAATAACATATAGCACACAAATACCCTTTAAAGATCTCATGTCTGGTGAATTTAGGGACGGTTTATCAGAAAGACAAGTAAAAGAAAGTGTGGATATAGTATTATTTACTGGGTTTGAACCAATATGTGTCAGGGTTCAAGGCAGAGACCATAAGGGGTCTCTTAAAAGCATGAGAGACACTGTACAAAAACAAATGCTAGAGTGGTCAAATTGCAAGGTTGTAGATTTATGGTGGTATGACTGTCCTAACCTGTTTAAAAACAAAAAGAATGAAGAATCAATAAGAGAAATAAAAGAATCTATGGATAGAATTTAACTATTCACTTAGTATAATATTGGTCAATAACTCTCTGTAACAGTCCAAACAGTATATAGCACCAGTAACACTCACAGATTCTTTCGAGCAGAGCTTACAAGGAGTTAAGATATTAACATCTTTATTATCTGACCAAGGTAGTTTACCCATACACTCCACTAGGCTCTTTTTTTCCCTTAGCAGGATTTATTGCATCCTCACTGTGGAGATATTGGTGCATTAAGGTTATTTTCTGTTGTAATATTTTATCATCCATTTTAAGAAAAGCCAATTCTATCTCTCCATAACTAATATTATCCTCTTCATATGTTTTATTTATTAATTCGTCCAGAGAATCATAGAATTTATCTACTATATCTATTCTAATATTTCCACTTTCTTCTGCCATACTATTTAAACGTTTATAGTGTTAATTAAACTTTATGTCTTACTTTTGATATAATAGCCAAGGTAATACCTATAATTGGAATTAACTCTAGCAGATCTATACTATAAAGGAAAAAATCACTAATAGGGTGAACACCAAATAGACCAATATCCCCATCAAAAAAACACTCAGCAGCAGATATTGTGTGTGGGATCTGAAGGTACAGTATAATACCAGTAATTATAAGAGATCCTGTAATATGCCTTTCATACCAGTCAAAAAACCTCCTTATTATACCCATAAATATATGACAAACTTTAATACATAAAAATCTTTCTAGTAGTATGGATAATAATGTAACTGTCGATTTTCGTGTATATGGCACTGACAGAGGTGATTATTATAGTGAAAGTAATAGATGTATTATTAATCTAAATACGCATGAAAGTATTGACGATATATTTAAGACAATTCAACATGAATTAATACATTTTTGCATAGATGATTTAGGTGAGAATGACGATATGGACGAAGATCAGGAAGAAAGGTTAATTTTTAATATGCAGTGGGCTTTTTACTCGTTATAAATCCATGGAGACCTCTAAATCTAGCCTTATTCCTTACTAACCCATTACAACAAGAACATCTTAACCTACCATTGTTTTTTCGCTCTCTTTTTAAAAATCTTTTACCTATAAACTTCGCACATCCCTGACAGTAATAATTTAATCCCAACGCCTTGGCAAATCTAATACAAATACCGTTACACATAATAACATAACCTACTTTCCATATTTATCATCCCTTAGTTTAAACCCGAGTGGGTCTGAATTGATATTTTTACCATTTTTCTCCGCATATAATTCATATACACTAGTAGAAGTCATAGCCTCTTCCTGTATATCTTCATATAATTTTAATATTTGATCCTTATTGAGATTTCTACACCTGTTATGTACAATAGATTCTAACATACCCTTAACATCTAATGATCTTCTACCACTCCCCTTACCTTCTATTTCAAGTGTCATTAAGACAGACATATGATAAATGAATCTTTCCCTGTGTGATAATGTCATACCTTGTTTGCAAGTGTAAATTCATGCATAGATAACTGTCGTTTTAATCCACTGTCATCCATATCTTCAAAATATTTCTTTTCATCTCTATGCATCTCTATCCATAATATGTTTTGTAAATCCATTATTCTTTTTATAGTTTTACTCCTACTAAAAACCATCTCTTTTATCAAGTATTCTACAATGTTATTACTTATAAGTTCTGTGATTTGATCCATTGTTTTTTTTATTTTTTTAACCACTTAACACATTGAATAATATACTATTTAAGTGTGTCTAGTACAGCTAGTTTGAATTTATTAACTAAAATTCGTCCACCGTCAGACATATCTCTTACACTTACTACCTTGCTTTTACCGAACACTTCTTTTAACACATGATTACCCCAAAAATCTACACCGACAGAGAGAACTACTATCTCATTAGCATATCTTCTCGCTTTTAATACAGCCTTTTTATTCATCTTTAGCAAGGTCTTGGTAGATATATTATAATTCCAACTCTGATATTGTGGTTGACCGTCTGTAATTAATATTAATAGTTTTTTTCTACCACTCATTGTCTTTAATATTCTGGATGCGTAATCCAAAGCCAAGTGGGTAGGTGTCAGTGCAAATCTTTCCTTGTTTTCACATGTTATCTTATCACAGTCATCAATATTATTTATATCAGTAATACCTACATCACCTCTATTGTTACTAGACCACACATTTGCCTTGATTTTAATATTATCATAATCTTCTATAGAGTCAAACAATGTCGCAACCAAATTTCTTACTTTGGACATTTTTTCAAAATTTCTCATAGACATAGATCCGTCTATAGATATAACTATAGACAGACCATTCACTATCTTCTTGTCGACAAAACAATTATTAATATCATAACCTCTTATTTTACCTTCAATATATGATTCCATGTCTATTTCATCCCCATCGTAACCGATCTTACTTTTTGGCATCTCTGAAACATTTCTAAATAACTTCCTAAGATTATGTGATAGTATATTATCTACCTCGTAACTTGATGGTACACGTGTGACAGGTTTTAGATATGTTGGTTTTAGAATATTTCCTCTACTTGTGCCACTCATTGACGATTTTAATTTATCAATATCATTTTTAGCATCATTTCTTGATTCTTCAACAACATCGCTAAAATCATCTATATCATCTATAAATGTAGTATCATCTTCAATCATTGAAGGACTGTTCGACATTTGATCTATATCACTACCATCAAGTGGTTCACCAGTAAATTTGTCTATATCTTTTGGTTCCTGTACTAACCACTCATCAAGCATTGGTTTTAATTTTTTTAATAATATTAATGCACCAAGCCTGCCGAGACCGCATACATCTTCTAATGCCTGTTTGTATTTTTTATAATATTTGTGTTTTTTAACCAAGTCATCTCTAAAAAATCTAATATTTAAAATAATATTAACTGGGTTGTTGTTACACTCTTTATGTAACTTACCTCTATTAGTCCTAGCTCTAACAAATCGTTTTTTATTTGCTAGCCACAATCTAGACATTAATGACTCAATACGTTGATCCTCTAATACATTCATAGTATCCCAATAAAGTTTACGTTTTTCATCAGATAACTCCTCATCCTTAACCCATCTATCAACAAGTTCTTTAGCCTCTGGTATAGGTGTACGCATGATAATATGTCCTAACTCATGATTGAATGCCGTGAATTTTTCAATACCTTTTACAGCAGGGGTCGCAACATTAAGAATAAAACCTTTACCGTCAAGTTTTTTATCAATTACCTTGTTGTCATCATTCCAAAATACAACATCAATTTTACAACCTATCATATGTTCAGCAATATCGGAGGTTTTTCTAAAAAACTCCTTATCACTAAGTAGATCTTTATCTCTTGCCATTATACTGTCTCATATATACCGTCTCTCACTTTACCAGCATAATTATAATATCTAGGACTTTTATATTTACCAGCCTTGGATAACACCATAAGTGTTATGTTCTTTGGGTATATCTTTGGATGTTTTATGACAGTGCATAGCATACATGTACCAAATAATTTCCAACATCTTTTTTTAGAAGATTTAAAACTTTTTTTACAATTTTTACATCTCATATCTATTACTCATTATAATACTATTTAAATCTCTCTAGTAATCAAATTATATACCTCTCCACGCATCATCATCATCATCATCAATATAACCTTCTTTATTACATACTTGACATCCTTCAATACTCCCTTCTTCACCTCTGCTATATTCACAGAATCTCTCACCCTCACATTCAGGACATACACCATTACAACCGCAGTTACAAACAATGTCTGCATCAAAATCATCATTTATTTTTAAATTAAAACAATGTAAACACAGTTTAGGATTTGGGGACTTTACTTCCTCAAAATTATGTATATTTTCACAAAAAAAAGTAGGGGTTGTCATTTGAATGTTATTCCAAATGTCTCTTGTACTCTAGCCTTGATAAGTTCATGCTCATTAGGATCTGTATACTTTATCATTATTGTTTCCTTTACGGTCTCCAGTAACACATTACTGATGATATTAGGGTCATCATCATCATAATCTTCAAGTAAATCACGATACACATCAACAAACTGTATCAAATCTCTAGTAGATAACACGTATTCAATGTCACCCTTTACTCTTAGACCGTATGTATCCTGTGCAAGTGTTAATAATGGATCTTTTACATCGCTCTCAGGTATGTCAGTCCAATCTATTATTCTAGTTACTTGTTTACTGGTTGGATAATCCCATATTCTACCAATGAATCTAGATTTTAGATCTTCTGTAAGGTTATTTACACCAGCATATTCTATTGGGTTTGTAGTTGCAACAATGGTTAACTTACAATTTTTATTTAAATTATAAGTTCTACCTCCAGCACTACAGCTATTTCTCTTATCCAACGGTCTGTTTAACCACTTTTGCATGTCATAATCTAACGCACCTATCTCATCAATGTACAGACACACATGACGAAAATGGTTTGCTACCTCGAAAACGGTTGGTAAGATACCTCTCTCAAAATATGAACCTTCCTTGTCAACTTGCAATCTTCCCTCAAGTCTAGCATGATTTGTTCCAGAACTACAGTTTAACTCCACCAAAGCATACCCTTTATCTCTACATATGGCATGTATCAATGATGTTTTACCTATTCCTTTAGCACCATATATCAAATATGGCATAGTTGCCCTCTCCATAACTCTCTCTAAACGTTTTCTCTCACCAGCCAAGTCGACATAATCACCCATATCATCAATATTTTCTGATGAATATAGATCAAAATCTATTTTGTTAACACGTCCTATTGACCCGTCACGCTCGTCAAGAATTGTATCAAGGAATTTTACGTCATTATTTATCATTAAATAGTAATTATTTTAATTGTATTTAAGTCTCACTAGTTGGATAATAACTAATAAATCTTAAATACCACTAAGTACATAGAAAAGTATGATTAATATTAATAATAAACGTAATGGTATGGAAAGATTCATCAGATTGATTCAAGCAGAAGTGGTAGATGATATAAAAGAACATGTGTTTAATGGTGATGCTTCATATGAAGACAGTAAAATGGCGTATAACCATCTCTCTACCCCAGTCGTTAACTATATAGTTGCCATGGTTTTAGATAACCTGTTACGAAAAGATCTATTGTTAATGAAGGATATACATAACTGATTATGGAGATGTTGATGATGACGAGTGAGAGACCTGAATGGGACTGGTTAACAAATGATGGTGATGACGAATATGATTAAATGCTCATTATGTGATCAGACATTCAACGGTAACGACTCACTATTAAAGGAAAGAAAGGCAAGACATGAGCTAGGACGACATACAAAACATATAGTTGTTTCAGAACGAACGGGGAGTAAGTCAGCCCCAATGGGTAATTTTACTTACGGAAAGGTAAGATGGATTAAAACTGACTAAAACCGACTAAAATATATTAATATTTATTTTATTTTTTTAAATTATGACTGATTATAGGGCTATATAAGCGTTACAAATCACTCTAAAAAAATTAGATCAGTCTAAGTCATTATAAGATTCGTATCTAGAAATCAATACTTCTTGATGACATTCAAAACACATTATATCCTCATTGAGATCATCAATGTTAAACTCTTCGCCACACGAATCACAATTAATAATACTCTCATCTGTCATCATGAATCTCTCCTTCTCTACCAAACAAACATTCATAACACATATCTTCTAATGGTAACTTTGAATCATATTCATATACTTTTTTATGACAACCACCACATTCTTCATATTTACCATATTTATCAGTGCCTGTTTTGGGTGGTTCATGATACATGGATTCAAGCCATAAATCAATCAAGTAGTCTAGACTCATTTTGATTCCTTCTCCACATGTTCTACTTGGTGTTCCCAACCATCTACACATTCTCCGTCATCATAATCAAATTCAACTTTGCCTTCTTCTGCCATTTTCTCTGCCTCCTCTTCAGAGTCTGCCTTGACAAATACATCTGCTCTGTATGCCATCGTTCCAAATTCGCTGAGTTGAACTAGATACGTATTCATGGTGCATCCTCTTTTATAAAGATTTTACAGTTACCTCTACTTCCTACTTGTTCATCAATGTCTTCCACTTGCTCCCTCATTTCTTTATCACATCTTATGTGAATATTTCGAGAAAGACCACCATTATTATTTACAACAAATGTTTGTAATCTTTCACCACAGAAAATACAGTAGGTAGAAACTCTTTCTCCTACATACCATGTATTATTCATTTCAATTTCTCCTTTTTCTTATAAGACACGTTCTTAGTTTTTGAATTCTCTAATAATATACGTTGTCTTTTTGAGGCATCATGAATTATTGAAACACTTTGAGCATATCTACCATTTTTATCACACTTTGGACATAAAGGTTGTACAGAAAGATGTCCCGATCTAGTAACGTGAGATAATATTGTCTCAACTTTTGATTTTTTCCCACAGATATAACACCAAAGCAAATCCCCCTTTTTACAATTTTCAGGACTCATTTCAATACAGTCTCCAACACTCTTATTTCTAATCGAATCTCATCATAACCGTCATAATCTTCCTCTGCTCCAGATGCTTCCAAATCAGCCAGCATTGCTTTATTATCTGCAATCCATTCAAGAATAACTTTTTTGGACATCATTACTGTACAGCCTCACTGTCCATTATTTTAATTAGTTTTTTATTTGGAAAATAGGTTGCACAGTCCAAACAGAAATAAACTCCCTCACGATAAGCTAATTTTGAGGCAGTACGTGTGTTATTATTGTTACATTCTGGGCAAATCATCTTAAACTCCTACGCTTCTCAACACTATCAATACATTCATCAAGTGATCTATGTAATATATTTCTAACAGCATCAATCTTCATCCCGTTTATGTTAAGATAATATGCAGATGTTGCACATGTTCTAAAAAATACTTTTTGAGCTTCACTCATATCTTTCTCAATCTCTTTTTGTGTAAGTCTTGCCATTGATATTATATACACATTAATAGTATTTAACAGTTGATAGTTTAATCCCCACTATGTATATCACAAGAAAGCTATTCTTCAACACTACGTGGTTAAGGTAACATCTATTACCATCAGGCTTTATGCATCCCCACTTGAGCCACCAAGTGGTTAGGGTTAACCGACCTTATTACATTATATTTGTACTATTATTTAACATTTGATAGTATTATTTTATTTTATTTTTAATTAAAATGTACTAAACCTTGTATAGTCTGCAAACGTCTTTGCTTTCTATGAAGGCTTAGATTTCAAGGGTTTGATTTTTGAAAGTCTTCTCGATGACCCAAGAAACACTAGACTTGCAATTAGTTGATATATATAATACTATTTAAGAATTACTAGTAGTTATTTTATTTTATTTTTTTTAAAATAGGTAAAAACAGGGGCATATAAGCGTGTTGGTAACCAGTTAAAAAAAAGAGTGTTGGTATGCTAATGAACCAGTTCACATACAGGGAATTTATGACTCATTTCAGTCAAAACATGTCCCTCATACATTTCTTGCATATGTTAACATCCGTTGTCTTATACACAAAGATCTTTCCACATTGAAAAACACTATAGGGAAAAAGATGAGAATGGCAAGTTAGTTAATAATGTATTTGACGACTTGGAAAAACTCAACACAGACGACAAGGGAAACTGTAAATGCATACAATGTGGAAAGATCTTTGTGTATAAGACAACGG